TATATGGAAACTGTCACGATATACCCAATGCCCGAACTTGATCTCGCATGAATCCGTACATGCTTCATCATTAAATATGTCTATTGACCAGTTCTTTTTAGGGAAATTCAAACTACTTGTTCCCTGCCATCCTATCAGGATATATTTTTTAAAATAGTTTCCGTGATGGTCAAAGAGTTCTATTATTCCTTTTACACTTTGTTCTTTGTTTGTCAGCGTTTCAACGGGTGCATTGATGTACACATCGCATAAATGAGTAGGAAACGGGATAGAAAACTTCTTTTCGGCCGAACGGTCAACCGATTTTACATTTATTTTTTTATTCGCTTCACTCAGGACACGATTTAAAGTAGCATCGGGCAACTCTAATTTTACCGGGCAAAAAGTACCGTCTTTGCGGATATAATAGATAATTCTACCTTCTCTATCCTTTCGTATAAATAGATAGTCATCACTTTCTTCTATATTGTAAAGCGATTGAATTTCAGCCAATCCCTCTACAACTTTTTCTTTAGTATACAGTGAGCCATCGTAGCGGATGCCCAGTAATATTCGCTTTTCGTTGTCGCATATAGCAAACAGGAATTCTTCATTACTTACTATATTGAGTATTTTTTGCAGATCGGCAATCAGCGATTGAAGGAAGTCAACGTTTTGTATTATTCGGTCTGTAATATCATCTTTGATTATATACACAGAGCCATTTGCACGCCGAATCCCAAACAATAACCTATCTTCGCTATCCACTATTGCAATGAGAAATTCCTCATTTTGTACAATGTGAAATGCGTCCAATGCTTCATTATTATATATGGCACTAAAAGGCGTTCTGCTCCATGTATTTGTTTCTGCATGATATTGATAGTATCTTTTTTCACTCCTAACATATACTCCCCACTTGTCTTGAGGTACTTGTCCTCCGGGCAAAGGGTTTGTTAGTTGAGACACATTTTCGACTTCTATATCCTGAAATAAAATACCTGATACGAGCCTGTCGACTTCCGACTTGTCTAATTTATTTTCCTGCAAATCGGATATATCTGTATTGATGTTTTCTACAAATTCATCTACTTTATCTCTTGTGTACCAATCCGATGAATTGAATATTTTTATAGACTTGTTAGACAATACAAGATATAGTCCAGTAAGAATATCATTGTGAACAAAATAAACTCCCGAATCACTTTCATTTGTAGGTACATCTTCTACTTGATTCAAAAATTTTGTTACCTGTGAGAAAGTTGTTTTTATTTTATTCCATACATTACCCGACTTGACTACAAATTTTTTCTTGCTGTTGTCATATACCAGTATATCTCCATCCTTTAGGTATTCGGTATCTATATCAAAGAAACTACCAATACCTCCATCTATCGGTTTCCATTCGCCACCACGATTCCAACCTCTCGGATGATAGGTATAAAACGTATTTTCATTATGTACAAAGGCAAATGAATTTTTCTCATTGCCTGTTTTATATTTATCATATAATTCTGACACATTATCTACTGGTGCTTTCAAATATCTGAAAGCAGGTAGTTTCCTTAATAATTCCCATTGTACAGGAGAAAGGAAGTTTGGTCTATCATCACAAATACTCATAATTATTTAATTATTTCGGTTGCTTTGTTCTCTAATACCTGTGCTATCTCAGGCTTTTCAAATATGTAGAATACCATACTTGCACACAGATAGGCAAGAGGTATAAATAATTTCTCGTTTATTTTTGTATTATCGCTCAATGGCTCTATAAGCGGAATATATAAGGCTTCTTCTATCTCCTGCTCACTTCCTACTGGCACAGAGTAATACTCTAATACATCTTTTTGAGGGTAAATAAAATCATCATCTACTCTCTCTTTTATTGCCTTATTATTAAGAATACATACCGGGCGAACTATATTACCTCTTATATATTCATTAGCCTGCACTCTCGCTATTGGATCTGAACTGGGTATTAATGTTTCGGCTGCCACTTGCCAACCTCTCATTTTGAAAGAAACAAGACTATAAAAGTCTTCCGGAAGAATGATATAGCCAATACCCAATGGTATATCAGAAGCTAACTTCTGATTTTTAAAATCTTTGATTGTGAAATATGTTTTCGGAAGAAGATTGACAGCTTTACGCCAAGCATCTACAAAAACACTTTCAATATGTCCCTTTACCTTTGTAGTATCGGAACCGATAAAAGCATTCGATTCGGTGTCATTCCATCCGAGTTCGTTCATTATCTGCATTACGCGTGCTATAAATTCTGCTTTCATCTATACTTTGTCTTTAGAAAAAAGGCTGCTAGTATTCTAGCACTAACAGCCTTTTAGTAATATTCTATTGTGAGTAAATCTTACAGTTGAATATTCGGGAATGAAACGTTATAAGTTTCCATTGCCGACTTGATACTGTCCGGAGTTTTAAGTTTGTTTTTAGCAACCTTGTAAGGTTCGCCATTCAACACTTCTACTGCACCGTTTATATCGGTTACATTTTCAAACTCCGCAGGTTCAAAATCGCTTCCGGTTCCTTCGTCTTTACCTTCATCGGCTACCTGCTTTTCAGATATCCCGATTTCTTTGTTTTTGAATTTATCGGTAGCTTCAATCGCGTCCTGAATAGCTGAGTTTGCTGTCACATAGTCGTTCTCGTTTCCTTTGAAGGATATCCAAACAACCTTCTCCTTGTCTTTCACTTTGATTATGACAGGGAACGTGTACTGTATCCCTGTCAATGAAATATATTTCTTCTTTGCCATACTTGTATATTGTTTTAGCTGAGTGAACCTCTAGAGTGTGCTTTAGGATTTTTAAGTACCAATCCGCATATTTCCATCAAACCGCGACCATCAGCATCAGACTGTCCTGATTTTCTAAAGTCGAAGTTATTTACGCGCCATCCCATTGTCCACTTACGAAGGAAGTCGGCATCGAGAATAAAGAACTTATCAGCCATACCCATATCATCCAATGTCTGATCGTGTACAACTAATAGAGTACCGAACTTAGAAACGATAGAGTTAAACTCAAGTCCGTAAGCCTGCATCTTGGCACCTACATTAACGATACGGTTATATTCAACCTGTTCGAACGCTTCGATAACATCACTACCGGCAATCAAAAGTTTTCTCTTACCTGAAGCATTTCCGGTAAAGGCGTGCTTCATCAGCGTAACCATATTTTTCACATCCACAGGAACACCACCGAATGAGAAGTCTTTACCTGCTTGTGTCCATAATCCTTCTGTGAAATAGATATCTTCTGCTTTCTGAGTATGGGCGTTTTTCTTTTTGATACGTCTGCGAATACCTTTCCAGTATGTTACGTTTTGTACGCGCTTCATATCGAATACTGCTTCTTCTTCCGCATCTGTAAATTCCCAATCCACTTCTTTATCTGCTCGTTGGAATATTTCAGACATTTCAATCTGCGCCATGAATTTCTGCAGGAATTGAGGAAAGTCGGTAGGCACACCGCTATAAGCATCTGTTTGTATTTGGGTTTCTGCTCCGGCACGTCCCATACGTGTAAGTTTCGTATTTACAGGTATAGCAGGTATAAGGTCGCCATTTGCTCCCGAACCGTTTACCGCAGTAACCAAAGGCTGATTACTTGTATCTTTTCCTACGACATACAACATCAATGGTCTGTCAGGATCTACTGTCGTACCATCTTCTTTGTAACCCTGAACACCATCTACTAAGATTGTTTGTTCACTCGCAAATATGCTGTCGTTAGATGTTCCTATTGCTGTTTGGTTAGTACCACCGGCAACGGCTGTGCTTAATGTTGCAGTCAGGTCGATAACATCAATAGCATAATGCCGTACTGTTTGGTTATTACTTGTCTTAACGTCTCGAATTTGTCGGGAGATAGTATCCAGTACCACGTCATGCGGTCTAATCTTGGTTACTTTTTCATCGATTGTATCAAGTAGTAAATTCGGCGAATCTTCTCTTGTTTCCGTATGAGTGGTCATTGCGTCCGTTCTGACGGCACCACCATCAGCCGGCTTAATAACATCGGCAGCCATAGCCGAAGCATCGCATATCCCGAACAGGGAACATAATAGCATTACCATTATCATAAACAGTCCGCTATCTTTCAGTCTCAAAATTTTCTGTTTCATTGCTAATAAATTATTGATGATTATTTTCATTCTGTTTCTTCTTTTATGTCATCATAGAAGCTGCCTTTCTTGCCTCCTGGTGCTTGTCTTTTCTTTCCTGAACCTGTCGAACTTCCCATATCAACCACATCAGAAGTATCGGTCAATTTTCTAAGTTCGGGATCAATCCTTTCGTTTTTGGCTTGTACTGCTCCGGTATCAATAGCGTCCTGTACATCCTGATCGTAATTCTGTCCTTTGTGTACCAACTCTATTAATTCAGGGGGAACAATACCCATAAGCAGATTTTCGGCAAACACTACAAGATTTTCGTTTAGCTGCGCTGCATCTTCTTCGCTTAACTGATTATCCGAGATGTATTTATCTATATGTTGTATGGATTTTTCCGTATTCTTTGCAGCTTCTTCTTGTAGCTTCTTGCTTTCGGCTAATTGTTTTAGGTTCTCCTGATATCCGGCTTCGAACTCTTCTAAGTCCTGATCCATCCAGTCACGACCGTAAACCTTACCCATTATGTATGGTAGCGATTGCGGTTTTTCTCCTACAAATTCAGACAACACAACTGATGCTCTCGGATCTTGCGATGCACGTTCATACATCTTGTCAGTCATTCCCTGAACATTATTGTATCGACTTTCTAAATCCGAATGATTTCCGTTAGCATATTCGAACAATGCTTCATCATCGATTTCTTCTCCGGCTTCAGGGTTACCCTTTTTATATCGGTCAAGCCAGGCAGCACGACCTTTTAAGGGCTGTTCTGTTACTTCTTCTAATTTTTCTTCTATTTCTGCCATAGCATTCATTTTAGTTGTAAATGGAAAACAAAAAGGTCTGTGACCTTACTAATATGTTGAGTACAAAAAAATGAAATAAGCAAATCTTCATGTGCGGATGATGCGAGAAAGGGCGCGTGGGCAGAAAACTATAAGCCGTATTCCTTCTTTAAACTTTGGCTATCAGGTAATTTTGTATGTAAATCATCATATAGATATGGCAGAGTTATTTTATAGAGAAGACAGGGATAGTGATTTCTTCAATGCTTGCGAACAGGTAAGGAGTGAAGAAGCAAATCTTTCTGTTTCCGAAATAGTCTCAAAGGCTATACTTCGCCCTGCAAAGTCTTTCTATCTGCACCGAAGGGAATACTCAGCCATTATCCGGAAGAACGGAATAGAACTTCCGAAGAATGAAATAAAAAAACTGTTACATTTAGAAATATTGCAACGGTACCGGCAGTTGAAAGAAGAAAATCCCGGTATAGATGTATTGGATATTACAAAAATTATAGCTGAACAAAAAGCCCCACGCTTTTATATATCCGAAAGACGAGCCGAAGATATCTATTACGCACTACTCAAAAAGCCACAATCACAACTCTACACATGAAGTATATCTATGTATTGGTATTTATTATAGTCTTCTTATTCTTTGGGCTAGAGATAGGATATACAAATCATTCTCCGATATACACCCACGCAACATATATGTTCCAACATTCAGGAATAGTGCATTTAATAATAAACTCACTCGCTTTTATAGGTATGTTCCGGACAATGGAGAAGTTTGTAGATAAATGGATATTGTCAGCAGCTATCATCATTTCATCTTTTACGATGTCATTTGTAGCAATGTATGATTTACCTACCGTTGGCGCATCCGCAATGATCTATACAATGATTGGAATGTTTTTGGGAATGACAACCTTCTGCAATAATATAAAAATAGCAGATACTAAAAAATACCTGCTATTTATTTCTGTTGTTGTTATATCTCTTACTATTAGTTTTTTCAAACATAATAGCAATTTTACTCTTCATGTTGCATCTATGGCATTCGGGTTTATTATTTCTCTTCCGATATCGTTGTACGATAACAATAAGTCTTTACCATAGTCTGTGCTTCCTTCTTATAGGCTTGGTTCTCCTTTCCAGTAGTCCTTTTGCTTCCGACAGTACAGTGTTAGCCCTTTCCATGTAGATGGCTGATTCTTCGGGCAGCTTTGTTTCCAACCATCTGTACATAATGTAGGCAACTAAAAACTGCTTTATCTTAATATCGATAGGCTTCGCCATGTGCATATTAAAATCATCCGGCATCAGAAGGCTAAAAGTATAATCCCTGTCCTTTGAGAAATCCTGTGTTTCAAAGTATTCAGGTTCCGCAGGAATATCTCTCATATATCTTGATACGGCCGGAGTAACTTCCGCTTGTGCATCAAAGAACAATTCCCTGAATTTAGGAAGGTACGCTTCATCGAATACAATCTGCTCGAACATGGGGTTTCCATCTTTGTCGCTTTTCCGTATAGCAAGCTGTGAACTTTCCTGTTTTACACCCTGAAAGATGTTATCATGTGAGAATATAAATATAAGTGGCTTCATATTACGCTGCATTATTACCTGACAACATTTGCTGTACAAGCGGATTCGTATTCTGTGCTAACTGTTGTTGTATCTCCGGCGATGCCATTGCTCCCTGTTGCATTTGTGGCATCTGACCGCCTTGCATCATAGCCTGTTGTGCTGCCTGCGCTTCTTCCTTACGTGCCTGTATAGATTGTAACAATTTATCAGCAAATGGGAATGCACCGTTTTGAAGTAGTTCCTCCAGTGATACCTGCCCGGCTTGGAATAGTTGCATCAGGAAGTCATTCATCACTAATCTATATGCAGGTGTAGATGTACTTTCAGTTATCGAAAGGTCAAATTCTGCATTGCGAACAGTTTCAGGATCGTATATCATTGTTTCAGGGCGCGCATTGCTACCATTGATATTGATATAGCGCGGTTCCGTATAGAACTGTTGCACTAGCTTCATATTCTTCATATCCCTGTCTTCTCTCAATTCCCTGAATGCTTCGAATAGTTCGGTAAGCGAAGTAGCAGAGTTTTGAGTTTGTTGCATATAAAGTGCTGCCGGTGTCCCTGCTTTCGGTGCCTGTCCCTGCAATGCCCCCTGTACTCCTGATATATCTTCCAATAGTTTCAGTTGTATCTGAAGCATATCGGTAACACCCAACTGTTGAGAATTGGAAACAACCTGTTCAGGTTTCACACCTTCTTTTCCGGTATATACAATAACGCCATTGAACACAGTCCATTCGTCCGCAAAATCTTTTTCGCTCATCCCTTCAGGTATCGAATCTTCATGTATCAATAACACACCTTTTGCAGACGCACGCCTTACAAAATCATCCAGTGTTATCAATCGGTTGATATATTTTTGTTGGTCGATGAAGTCCGAAACAAATGGGAATATCTGTCCATCAAAGAACGGATATAAACGGAATGAATAAGGGTGCATCTTATGCCAGTATGGTGTTTCGCCTTCTTTCAGTATATCACCTTGAGGCGACATGAAATAGAAATACCAATACCTATCTACAAATCGTTTAGTTTTGATAAGTCGAAAGTCTTCCGGCTCTACTCCCTTAGAAAGTTGCTCTATTTTTCGCTGCTCATTTTCTTGCTGAATAGCCCCTATATCGGATAGTTCTATCTTATATACATCGCCCGATAGTGTATCGTGGCATAGATACCTCTTTTTACTTTCTTTCTTCCATATCTCAATAACCCTGCATCGGGTAGGATCTTCCGGAACGAAGAAATTCTTATGACGCTTGGCACTATTACCCATAAAACTTTCAGCGTAAGCGATAGTTCTTTCTTTATCGCAATAACTGTATATGCTTTCCAGTTCTTCTTCTCTCTCTTCCGAACCATCCCCGAACTTGGCTATAACATCATATATTCCTAAGTCGTGTATCTCTCCCACCAAATGACAATCCCAATGGCGCGGATCTTCCATGTGGTTATCTACAAAGAATCGGTTATAATTTATCAGGTCTGTCCATACATCCATCTTTTCATTACGCCAACCCCAATTACTTTTAAATATTCCTAAGCCAGTAACAAGGAAGTTTGTAAAACAGGAAGCGTCCAGGCTCCATAATTTATTCAACTGATAAACATATTGAATGGTAGAAGACATCATTTCTCCTTTCGACTGTTTATCCCGGTCGCGAGAAACACAAACAGGTTCGGTCTGTTGCGATTGGAATACACCGGACACAGAACGCACAATACCTCTTATCCTGTTATTCTGTAAGGGAACATTGCCCTGATTGATTATATGCTGTCTTTCGGTTATACTTCCGCATCCATCAGGATCGGGTATCCGGTCGCTCCATTGGTCGGAGAAGGTAAATACTTTATTGCGTTCAGCCATTCTCCTGACACTATCCATACCTGTCCATGCTGTAAATGCATCCATAAGTACATTATGATTCTTGCGCGAATTGTCACTTCTTCGCGCAGTATCAATAACCTCTTTAGGCTGTTTTGGAAAATATTTAGCAGCTAATTTCAGGTTAGCCCTTCGTTCTCTTCTTATTGTTGATGCCATAAGTCACATTTATTTATGTTGGCTAATTTCTACATTAACACAATACTAATCTTCTGTTGATACGAAAACTTATTTACCCATTATGCTATTAATCTCTATTACCTCTTTTTTCAGGTTGGATATAATCTTTTCAGCTTCCTTTTGTTGGTCGCCATCAAGTTCTTTCAATGCCGATTCATATTTCTGAATCTGTTTCAGATATGGATAGATGCGTTTATACTTTTCAATGTCGGTAGCCATACCGTTAATTTTCTCCGAAAACTTACTTACGTCTATCTGTCCTTTGGTTGCCTGTTCTTTATATCCTTTTATCTTTCTCCTGGTTTCCTGAATATCATCCGCTACTTTGTAGTATTTAGAGTTCAAACCACTACTTGTGGTCTGTAAATCATCAGACGAAGCGTAGAAAGTTTTTAAAGGAGTTTCGCGAACTTTCAGATTAAATTCTCCTGTCTCTGTCCAGTCGTATGCTTTGGAAGATAAGTCTACAGTTTGCATACCTATTGAGTACAAGCCTCCGAAGTAACCCCTTAGAATATGATTCACTTCGTCCGGATTAAAACTGATTAATCCTTTCTCTACGCCATCCCCACCTGTCGCACTATCTAATGATTCTCCTAACTTCACAAGGAATGCAGGTGCATAAGGATCGCCTTTCTTATTTGTCCTTACGCGCAAATATCCGGGCTTGTTTTCATCTGCCCATTCGTTGGTTATCTTGCTTCCAGTAAAATTTTTGTTAGCTGCCAGTTGGAAGAATGGTTTCGTAGCATCGGGCATCACATCAGCCCAACTTCCCTGAATAGAACCCATAGGGTTTGCAGGTATAAGGTCGCTGAATCCCATAAGTGTATCAAGTATGCTTTCTGTTGTATCTTTCTTACCGAATGCAGCCTGATATATATTATCTCCCATTGCATGGAATACGCGAAGTTCATGCGGTAACGGAATCTTTATAAATCCGTTTCCTGTGTACAGGCAAAGATTGTTTTGTCTTTCCCAATCACTAAGTTTCATATATTCGTCTAATCCATCATCACCGCCAAGCAACGCTGTAAGCATAGGCATTAAGAAGCCTGACATTGCATAAGAAGATATAAGAATGGCTGTTTTTGCTTTGTTCTTCTGTGCTACCTTCGCGAAGTTCGACAATGCCTGAATACCTGCATTTACGAATAGATACAAACTTCTGAACCATGCAGCACCCCAACCGCCGGCACCGTTACGGTTAAAGTTTACAGTAACTTCTTTGGCATCCGATACCGATTGAGTAATAGAACGCCCCTGTTCCCTGCTTGTGATATACACAGATAGTCGGGATAAGTTTTCCGCAAATTCGTTGCAGCTTTCCAAAGCATCAAGCAAATGCCTGAATACATTTTTACTATCTCCTTTCTTTATTTCGCGCTCTATCTGTTTCTGTATCTTCTGTAATTCTACAATATGGGAGAATCCTGTTTTTGCGCCATTAAAAATATATTCACTCAGATACACATCATATTTTGTCCTTACATCTTTCTTACCTCTCAGGTATCTTTGTAGTGCCATAGCTGCATTAGGCATATTCCGTTGAAATTGGATTGCATATTTGGCATTCTCTTTTACCGGGAGTATGGAAGAAGCGAAGATATAGTCACGCGAGAAGTTAGATAATACGAATATCGGGTTACGTGTCGTGAAGTTAGCAGCCATTTGACGCGATATTCTCGCTATAAATCGTAAATCCTTATACAAGTCTTTAGCATTGGCACCTGTAATCGCTCTTGCTACCGCAGGATTCGCATTGATATATACAACATATTCGGTACCATTCTGATAAATATGTACTTCGTGCTGCTCTGCCTGATTACGTTTGATAAATAAACCGCCGATATCTAACTTACTTCCGCTTTGAACCGCTAAACCTGCTTCTGCCATTTTTTGCATACGTTCTTCGAACTCTGCTATATTCTTTTCGTATTGTTCAGGGTTCTCTGAATAAGTAGGCGATTGAACTTCATATACCGGTTTGCCGTCTTCATTCAGTCCATTTTGTACATACCACGCCTTATTCACGCCTAACAATTTGGTTTTATCCATCATAGCCAGTCGGAGAATAGTTTGATTCAATAGATTCCTGTTAGCAGAATTGATTGAACTTTGCGCCATAGAGAAGATGTAGGCAAACGGACTTTCCGAACGTGTCTTTCTTCCTTTGGCTTTAATAAGCGGAGCCACAAAGTAAGTACCCATATTCGGACTGTAATCCCATCTGTCTTCTGCTACCTCTGCGTCATGCCCACGAAGAGGTATATAATATTCATATCTTGAGGTAAGTTCGTCAAGTGTCTTTTTATCTATCAGCCCACCTTCTTTTTGTTTTTGTAGTGAATAGGTAGTAGCAGCTTTTATCTTTTTCCATAAATCATTGATTAATTTATTTCCGGCTTTATTCTCAAACTCGGAAATATAATCTTCTGCACTCATGCCTACTTCTTCTTGTACGGCCGTAATACCAGAATAATCATCCGGCAACTTCAAAGAAAATTTTTCAATGTCATCGATATTGGCTTCCGGATTGTTCAGTTTATATTGGTTGATAGCATCCTGACGCATCCATTCGTTACGTTCGATACCATGCTTCAGTATAGCATAGTTTTCTATTGCCCGGTAGTCAAAGCCTGCTTTTTCAAGATTCGATATAGCTTTGTTTAGCGGACGTTGATATTCTTCGTTGTAATGCTCCAGTTGTGCATCTATGGAACCATTGATATGAGTTGCTCTTTTATAATAGTCATCATGTTCTCTGACTTCGGTTCCATTTTTACGAAGAACATCTAAGAACACTTTTACAGGTAGGTGTCTGTCTTCCCATTGTTCGCGTAATCTGTTACGGAAACGTTTCAATTCTCTATCCAGTTGGTTGCGCACATCTTCTGTCATTGCCGAATTATTGGCATTTGCCAAATCATTAACAGATTGAAATTGCGTATTGTCCAAACTAACGGATGTATCGGTAAGCCTTTCGCCACTCAACAAATCCTGCACTGCCCTGTCCGTAAAGTCGGATAAGGTCATATCTTCAATAGCAATGGTTGTATTGATACCGAATGCTTGTTTTACCGATTGCCATAAATCAGAAAACAAATCAATAAAGCGTTGTTTCAGGCTACGGTTAGTAATGGCTTCCCCTTTATCCCCGATAGCCATTGCAAGGGCTTCGTCTGCTTTTTCTGCTTCTGACAACTGTGCATAATCGCTATTGTTGTTTACACGTTCCCAATATGGGGATTGCATAATCAATTCTATTCCGCGATTATATAATGCGCTGTCATTCGATTTTATAAAGCTGCTCCACAAATGTCCGAACTCATGTATCGGAGTATTGGCGTTCATATTCTGTGCATCCAAATGTACAACACCTTCAGGAGTTACATATCCGTACACATTCCCATCTTTATCCTCTATGGTATGGGTACCGTTTATATTTTCTTCTATAATAACATCGGTCGCCAGTCCTGTCTGATTCAGTTTATCTACAAGCCTGTCGAATTTTTCAGCAGGAATATTCTCGAAGGTACCCGAAGATGTTGTTTGCCTTCTACCACCTGTCGGCGGTGTCGGATCATCTTCCGGGTTATCTTCGGTATTTTTCTCTACAATATCATCGATGTCGATAGCTTCTACATTCTCGTTGGCTTCTTCCGCTTCAATGACTTTCAGTTCTTCTTTCATTTGCTCTTCCAGGTCTGCCACTCTTTGTTCGGTAGACTGCAGTTCTTTTTCTTTGGCGAAGTCCTGACCTATTTGCGATTCGTAAGCATCTATATCGCGTTGAGCCTTATCGATACCGATTCTGTATTTTTGTATCTCACTATTGATGTCCTGACCGGATAACTCATAATTTATCTGACTGATAACATTCTGAATATTTGCTCCGGCGGTATCGTTGAACAATGGAATAGTTTTCTTATTATATTGCTCTGTCGCATAATCTTCTCCCCTGAAGAATGGATTTTCAACGGTATTGCTAGGCGAAGTATATCGTATCTCGCGCGTTACCCTTGTTTTCTTAGTATCTACATCATAATGGCGTTTGATATCTATGGTAAGGTCTAATTTGATTCCGTTTACAGATATAGAAGTTTTCATTTGAGAAGTTTCTCTTAGGAACTCGTTTCTCAATACTTCGGCTTCCGCATCCACTTTTTTAGTGATATGCTTATTCAGAAGTGCATCTATATCATCCGGAGTGTTAGCGATTACTTTACCTATCGATACTTCGGTTATCTTTCCTCCAGGTATGGAAGACAGAACAGCCTTCTTATACTTTTCAAGTTTCTCTATTGTCTGACCGTTACCCACTATCACACCTCTAGCGCGTTTTACGGCACCTGTCATAAATATTTGATTGTCGTTGTGGTATTGCCGGGCGTTATAGAGTTTTTTCAGTTTGTTCTGTTCTATCGACAAAGCAAGTGCAGCTTGGCTTCCTGATAGGTTAGCCATCATCTGATTGAAGTTTGCACTATCGGTACTTTCTATGTCGGCTTCCTCTAGCATACGTTGAGAAACATCGCCTTTCATTATTTGGTCGATAAACTTTTTCTTTATCTCCAGGCGTTGATAGCCAGTAACGTCCAAAGTTTTCTTTACACCCCAACGCATAATTTTTACAGTCTTATCCATATTCAGGTGGGTATTTCCCTGACGAATAATTCTACCGTTACGTTGTTGGTAATCACTAGGACGAAGCGGAGCATCCAAATGACCTGCCATGTGCAGGCGTTCTTGTATGTTCACACCTACACCTAGTTTTTCAGTCGTACCCATCACTACGCGGATATCGCCGTTATTGACCGCAGCAAATAGTTTTTCTTTTGCTTCGTCCTTTTCGTAATCATTGATAATAGCAATCTGTTCGGCAGGAATACCCTTATCGATAAGTTTCTGCTTAATATCTTTGAATACGTTGAATGTTTTGTCGCTACTTTGGTAGCTGTCGCAGAATACGGCAACGGTACCTTTATAACTTGCAGTATCTCTTAAATCCTGTAATATATCACGAACGGCAATATTTGTTTTGCTGTTTACATCATCCGGAAGATTAGGATCTACCAGGCGCACATCGATTGCTGCACGTTTGGCAAGCCCGAACATAACAAGAGGGATATATGAAACTTCTTTCTTCTCTTTACCTGATAGCCTGTCGAACCATTCCAGTTTGTTTTTAATGGCTTTCATTACCGATTTAAGTGGGGCTGTTTGCTCCAACATCACATCGGTAGGTTTACCACCTTCTACGCGTGGGGTTCCTACACCTTCTTTAAGCGTGGCAACTTCTTCTGTCAGTACCGTATGTGCTACTTGTCGCCATGCTGCGATAAGTTCGGGTACATTCGAGTAGGAAGAGAAACGGTTTGTTACCCTGAATTTTCCATTAGAACCGAACTCCGCACTTTCTTCTATGCTTCCGAAGTTGTTTACAAACGCATCGAAGTTATTCATCTGCAAACGACTCATTTCCGTTCTTGGCAGAAGATAACGAAGGAAAGTCCACATTTCAGCCATTGTATTAGATATCGGCGTGCCGGTAGCAAACACAACATTTTTGCCGTTATGGTTTTCCAGTATGTACGAAGACTTCAATCGGGTACTTTGAGCGCGTTTCGATTCGGCTGTATCGATACCTTTCACACGTTGCAGGGAAGTAACAAAGCCTAATTTCTTGTAGGCGTGTGCTTCATCTACCAATAGTGCATCTATACCTAATTGTTCAAAGGTCATAGTATTGTCGGTACGTCTGTCTAACGAACGTTCTAGCCGTGCTTCGGTATTGGCGCGTACTTTCTCAATATCTTTTACAGAGCGTTTACGTTTCGATTTACCTTCTGTTTCGTCCTCTTCTTCCAGTTCAGGATTCAGGGTATTATCCCTTTCGCGTTCAAGTTTCTGTATTTCTTTTTTCAATGAACCTATCATCCTGCCGGCATTGGTAGCCCCATCTTCTTTGGCGCGCTCCATTTCATCCAGTAAGTCCATTTTCTCAGCAATACGCTCATCTATATATTGAGCAACGCGTCCCGGATCATCCGGAATAGAATCCAGGTAGGAATGATACAGTACAACTATATCCCAATCGTTGTATGCTATTTTTGCGAAAAGCTGCTGACGTTGTTTTGCTGTCAGGTCTTTTGCCGAAGGTGCCAATACTTTCGCGTTCGGATATTGGTTTTTTATTTCTTTTACGAACTGTTTATAGGTAGAACGTTGCACTACAATAGTCGGCTTCTTGGCAAGCCCTAGCCTGCGCATTTCCATAGCCGTAGTTATCAGGGTAAGTGTTTTACCTGTTCCTACTTCATGTGCCAATAGCGTTGCACCTTCCAGTCCGCGAATAACACCTTCTTTCTGATGCTGACGAAGTATCTTTGCAGTACCGTTTGCTTCTTTCTCAAACTGTGCAGCTTTCAGGCTCGAATCGGTAGAGAATAAACCTGTTTTCTTATCATAGCTGATATCAAGTTTCTTGGCAAGGTCAAGAACAGAACTATTATCTGCTTCTGTATTTTCTTTGGCTACCCTGAATTGTTTTACTTCTACATTATCTTTAGTGGTAATGTTGCTTTGAACCCGAACCAATTTACCACCTACACCCGGAAAGCGGTCGAAAGAATCTACATCTATCTTTGTATTGACAATAGCATTGAATGTATTGTTATAGATATTCTCCAGTTCTTCGGTATATTCTTTCTTCTGTTTTATCCACGCTTCAAATGTTTCTGCAAGTTCTGTTTGCTTGGCTGCTGCCTGTGCAGTTTTCAACGGATCGGTTTTTGTTTTTCTCCGGCCGTCTTCCCATACCTGCATAGATATGGTAGTGGTAGTATTATTCATTGCATTCAGAGCAAGAACACTACCGCCTGCTTCGGGCATACCCATCTGTATATCTTTTGCATTCCCTTTACCCGAAAGATTGGAAACAAATTTATCTGTCGATGTTTTACGGATATTGGCATTCAGATCAAATGTTTCTTTGAAGAAGTCGTTATAGACACGTTCAGGTATCCATGTACTTCCCAAAGTCATTTTTATAAGGTTGATAGGAATATCGGTAGGAATAACTTTCGACAATTCTTCTATATTCGTATCAAACTCGTTGTCTTGGTTTGCCTGTTGTGCAATAGACAGTTTGTCGCGAACATTACCTGAGAGGTACTGATTACGGCTTTCTACAAGTCCGGTTTCAGGATTAACAAATCCTATACGATTATTTACTATCTCCGACTGTACCTCTTTATTGGTTTTATCCAATAGTTGTGAGATATAAGGTATATCTACATTTCCGTTCTGATTTATGGAGATACGAACCGCATCGGTAATGTTTTCAGCCTTCGGATCTATTTGTTTATCGATAACACGTTTACTGAATATATCGCTCTTGCTGATAGTCTTTTCGCCTGTACGTTGGTTATCTTCTATATTCTCAATAGCAGATACAGAAGAGAAATCGACATCATCCTGAAGGAAGTTTATTTTTCTATTTTCGTTCAGGGTACCGTATTTCTTTACAAACTTATCATAAGTTGTATTAAGTTCTTTTCTCAACTTATCTATACCGGGAGTATTGTTATTCTCCGCTTCCAATAGATTATCGATAGCATTCTTTATATCAAGGTAATCTTGTAATGCTTCTGTTTTCGGATATCCGGCTACTTTATTACTGTTCCAGTCTGTCGGCATCGCCGTATCGAAACGAACGATATAGGGCTGTCCATCGATAATAGTCAGACCACCTTCTTTAGTTCCATTGTTGGCAACAGCTTCAGATGTTTGTTCGGCAGGAGTGGTGTTATATATATTGCTTGGAAGGTCGGCAATCATTTTGTCGATAACTTCCTGTTGATTGATACCTTTTACCGGAGCAAGCCTCTGTTCTGTCGGTCTGATAGCGTTACCACCTTCAAAGCCGAACATCATTTCACCCGACAATCGTTGCGGATTGTCAATGAAATATTTGTTGTAAGTCATTCTTGCTTTCTTCTCTACTTCTCCGGTATTATATCCCCACTTGTCTTTCTCCTGTTGCATATAAGTAGCTTCACGCGATACTACCGAATCCTGCATATTCTTTTCAAATACAGAACGTCCATTTGTATCACGTTTCCGGACAATGATAATATCGGCTGTCGCTTCGGTTCCTGCATCATTCTTGAATGTATCTGTATTCAATCGTACTGCATCTATAAAGTCTGCATTACCGTTATTGATTATCCAGTTACGAAGCGATGCACTTTTATCTAGGGTAGAAGAGGTAGTGATAAATACACCTATACCGCCTGCTTTCAATTTACGGATACTCTTAGCGATGAAATAATCGTGTATGTCAAATTGGCTAGACAAGTCTTTATCGAATGTATCATGTACTTTGAAATTCCCAAAAGGAACATTCGACACTACTAAGTCTACACTATTGTTTGCAATGCGTTGTTTCTCGAACCCTGCAATATCTATTTTTGCATCCGGATAAAGAAGTTTCAGTATGGTACCTGAAATATTATCCAGTTCTACACCTCTTAATTGTGATACATTCGATATGTTTTCAGGCATAAGGGCGAAGAAATTACCGATACCTGCAGATGGTTCAAGGATAGTACCACCTTTGAACCCTAGCTTTTCAACCATATCCCAAACGGAAGAAGTAATTTCCTGCGGAGTATAGAAAGCTGTTGTAGTAGATGCGCGCGCCGATTCGTACTCTTCATGTGTGAGTACATCCTGCAACGTTTTATAATTCTTATCGTTTTGTTGGAATACGGAAGATAAACCGCCCCAACCTGTATATTTGCGAAGTACATTCATTTGTTCGGGAGTAGCTTTCTTCCCTGTCTCGAACAAACGTTTTGCTAATTTGATAGCTGCTATATTAGCATTTATCTTGGCTGTGTTACCTCTCGGCACCACATTCTCACCGCGAGCCTGTCGGTTATTATTGGTGTTTAAAGGCTTGCCAGTTTCGTTTGTATTTCCTGTATCTTTTCGTCCGTTATCGGAATTTGTTTCGGTTCCTGTGGTACGAAGTCCGGTTCCAATAGTGTCTGCATTATTTCCTGTGCTTCGTTCTGATCGCCCCCTCTGTTCAGGGTTGCTTCCTTCCATTTCAGGGCTTTCTGCACTTTGCTCTCTATTTTCTGTCTCAGTTGCTCCGGATTGTTCGCGTACATCTGTAACAGGAGTTCCGGTTGATACTCTGCCATCATCAATAGGGCTGTTGTCGCTTCGGTTGTCTCTATTAGTTTCATTGCTGTTATTATTAGATGTATTACTTTCTTCAAATGTAGGCAAATTATTGATATCGAAATCCATCACGTATTTTATATTATCCATTTCATTGGCTATATCTGCCATACCTGGATAATATCTTACGCTCTCATACGCGCTTTTTATGAACGGACGAATACCATCGCCTAAGTCCTCTATCATTTTGCCTGCTAGGTCTGCAAGTTTTCGCACTCCTGCTTCAATATGATAACCTGCTACCTGTGTAGATAATAATATCATTTCAGGATCAAACCCTGAGTTGAGATTATTCAATTTGTTTCTTAACTTCTTCTTCGCTTCTTCGTAAGCATTTAAGGTAAATACTGTATTCGATGCACCATAAGCAAGAGAAGTAGATTCTTCCTGTATATTATTATTGTTTTCTAGTGATTTCTTAATAAATGAAGTTAGTTTCTCAGCATCAGTCCAAACTGCGTCCAACGCTTCGCTAGGTTGAAGAAGGTTAGCATCCATTAAGTCTTTCGCATACTTACGCGATTTCATTAAGTTATTTTCCCATCCATCCATCGGTACAACTTCTTGCACAGCAGATTCGCTTTTGGTTGTATAAGCAACTTCCTGTATTTCTTTATATTCGGCAAACGGTTTTACTCTTCTGCTATCAGCATCAGCCCATTTGCGGAAGGTTTCAATATCTACTGCGGTAATATTGCCAAGCCCTTTCCATCCTTTTTCGTAGTTAGACAAATAGGCTTTTCTTGCAGACAACGCGCTATTGAAGCCTAGCATTACCTTATGTTCATCGAATTGCCCGGTATTCGGATTTACCTGGTCGATAACAAATACTTTATTGCTTTCAGGATTGTCGCCTAAGAACACATCTATATGGTCGCCATCTTTACCTTCCGTTTTACGGATATATCCGTAAGTGTTATTCATTGTAACACTCCATTGCTTACCATTTTCTTCAAAACCCGAACGAACAGAACCTTGAGGTTGCTCTATGGATATATCAAAGCCCTGTATGGTAACTTTACCTTTCTTGTAGTTACCTGCTTCTTTTTGTGCTTCGGTAGGGTTAGTATCTGTTTCGGATTCGGCGCGTGCAATTTCGTCATGGATATTTCCCTGTCTGCGGTAATTATCTAACGCTTCATTAATACGTCTTTCACGTTGCCCCTGAAGATTGGCAATACTACCATTCAGGAAAGTAATTCTATCCTGTATCGGTTTTAGTATGGCATCCTGAATATTCTTTTTGCTTAAATCGGCAGCTACATCAAATAATGTAGTCGGTTGTTGAGTATCGCCGAATAAGTTACCTTGTGTCTCTGCCTGTGCTTTGGCTAGGCGTTTCTTAGTTGCAGTAAGTTCTTTTTTCTTAGAAGATAATTCTTTTTCTACTTTCGCAATCTCTGCGTCAATCTCTGCGGTAGCTTCATTTACTACACGCTGTTCTTCCGGAGAAAGGTTTATTCCATTTCCTGTACTATCCGAGTCCTGTCTTGCAGTTCCTTCTGTTTCTGCGGATCGGTTTCCTTCTTCAATTCTTCGTTCAGTTGATTCAGGCGTGCTTCCTTCACTGCTATCAGTTTCGCTTTGTTCATTACCTGGTCGGGTGTCGCTTTCTTGTCCATTTTCTAATTGTTCTATTAAATCAATAAAATCAGAAGAAGTAAATACCTCATCAAGCTGCTGTTCAGTGGCACCAAGTTCTACAACTCTATCTCTCAAAGATAACAAATCTTCTTCATTAATTTGTACCAATGCTTCTGATATTAAGGCTTCTTCCTGCGCTCTTAATTCAAGTTCATAGTCGGATGCTTCCGTTTGTTGTTGCTGATATTGTTCTTCGGTAATACCTGCATTATTTTCTAATGTTTCAAGGGCTTGTTTGCGAGAAGATACGGAATTTAGCACATCGATTACTTCGCTGCGAATATCATTGTCGTTCAGTTCCATTCCTGTCTCTTCCCATATACGATGCGCCAAAGATGTCGGAGTATAGCCGTTGTTAGACAATATGCCTATTCTAGCTTTTCTTTCGGCTTCCGAACCGGACAAACCTAATTCTCTAGCCAAACCCATGCTTACGCCTTTATCTTTCCATCGGAATTTATATGCGCCCGAAGCAATACCAAATAGAATACGGTCACGGACAGAATGCATATTCTCTTCTACGGCGTTCAATCTTCTTTGGAATGGTGTGTTAGGATTTACCTTTCTAGGCTTCCTTTCATTATTCAACTGTATGGTGGGAGTTTCTTCTCCGGTTAGCTGTTCTGTAACACGCTGCTCTATTGGTCGGCTTTGCTGTATAGAGTTTCTTACATCATTCCAATAAGAAAGGCGGTTATTCAATTCTTCTAACTGCTGATTAGATGCACGCTTATTGGCAATATCTTTATTGATATCTCCGGTAGGCTTTGGTGCCTTCGCTTTATCAATCTGTTTGTTGATATTATTTATAGTAGCATCCACAACGCCCGACAATTCGGCTGCATCATTATATACTTCTCCCAATGCACCTATTGTAGTTTCTACAGGTGCCTGGTCGAAAAGAAGATTTCCTTTTCCATCTTGAGGTATCTGTTCTATATATGGAACACTTGTTTCCTGTGCAGGTGCAGAAGGATTATAAGGAACCGCACCATTTTCGCCTATCATCATATCAGCAGGCGGTGGCGGTAACTCTTCGCCAATAGCAGATATTTGTTCAGTCGGCTGTTGAGCCAATCCGATAACATTCTCAATAGCGACAGCTTCGCCATTCTCTAAGGCTATCATACCTTGTGGACGCAAAGCATACATACTACCGACAACGCCCTGTGTTACTTCTCCTTTATCGTTTCTGTATTCTATCAGCGAACCATCTTCAACACCTTGTATATTATCTTGGTTAATAATCTGTCTAGGTTCAACAGTCATTTGTTGCCCCAATTGTATTCCGGTAACTATATATTTACCATCTTCGGTAACGCCTGTTACCTCTCCGGTAAATGGCACACCATTACCATAAGCATCTGCGGTAATAACTTCGCCGACTTCATAAGGGCGAATCTCTTCATTCTCCTGTTGAGCAATAATAGGTTCAGCAACTAGCTGTGTAGCCTGATTGATTGCATCCTGCGTAGGAATGTTTTCGGATATAGATTCTACAAACTTGATAGATACCGGAATGCGCTTGCCTTCTGCATCGATAATCGTTACCGATTGGTCGGAAAGGTCGCGGTTTATACTTCCATCTTCATTCTGAACGATGTTACCGCCTACCACCTGCATTGGATTGTCATACCCACCGATAACGGCAGACACAACAGCATCCATTTGCGGATTACTATTTTCTTGTACTAATTGTGTCGTTTCTTCTTGCGCTTCCTGTACCTGTTCATTCTTGGCTCTGTTCATTCCGGAGTATGCAGAATAGGAAGTCACATACTCAACAATAGCCCTTTTTGCATTATCATCCAGTCGTTCATCTTCTATAACAGAAAGAAGTTCTTGTTTCAACTCTTCTTCACTGCTATTATCAACTAGGTTATTGAATGCTGATACAGCTTGCTCTGCATCTTCTCCGAAATATTCAGTCAGGCTATTACTTGATTTATCGTAAGCCTGTCTTATGGCGTGCTTTGCTTGTGCGTCTCTTATTTTACCTATTCCGTATCCGGTACCATTGATAGCAGAAAAAGGTATCTGCATAATAGCGACAGCCCCAAACGTTTCTAAGTTCTGACGTGGATCGAAAAAGCCTTCTATTGTTTGTTCGCCCCTGACAATGTTTGCTAGGTCGGAATATTTTTCTTCTGCATACTCAACCATCGGGTTTTGTATTCCTGTCAAATTGCTTAATCTCTTGGCTGCATTTGTTTTCATAAAAGCAGGAAGAGGGATGCGAAAACGTTGAAATAATTTATCCAGTACAACTTCGCCTAATACTTCACTCTGATTCTCTATAAATGCAGAAGTCGCACCATGTTCAAATGACTTACGATTATCGAATTTTATGTTTCCCTGTTCGTCCCGGTCAATAGCTTGTCCCTGCATTTCATTATAAGCCATTGCATAACTAGAGGGGGAGAACATTGTTTGTACGGCCGGACGAACGCTAAGGTCTATTGCACCTTTTGCAAGATTGCTTACTGTGCTGCCAATACCGCGCGACAATAAAAAGTTTGCTCCTGTTTTTCCTGCTAATGCAGACAAGCCACTTTTTACACCACTAGCCACACCACCACCAATAGGAGCAGTAAGAATAAAGTCGCGCATGAAAGGAAGTGATTCTTTTGTAGTCTGACCTATATTGTACCAACTTCCGGGATCGACACCTGCGTTTATTTGGTCGGCAATATACTTGGCTTGTATAATGATATTCTCTTCTTTGCTTAATGAACTGGGATCTTTCTCATATTTATCGATTACCTGATTCAAAACCTTATCATTATAGAAACTCTCTGTCAGTACCGCCAATTCTTTCAGATCTTCATCCGTAAGATGTAAGCCTTTTTTGAAACCACCGCCTTCTCTGTTAGCCGAAAGTCTTAGCTTGGTATTTTTAAGCAGGTTTGCTGCTCTATCCAATATCGCATCATTCCGGTAGTTGGTGCTTTTCAGCGTCCATGTACTTATATTGTGCCTTTTAGCATAGGCTTCTTTATTTTTCTTTGACGTTTCCCTTATGTTCTCTATTTCAGACAACAAAGGGGTTATTTCGCTTTCAAGTCCTTCAATCCATTCTTTATGCGCCTGTGCATATCGTTGCCCTTCTGCACTATTGGCTACATAGTCTTTAATGAATGCAATTTGTTCAGGAGTATTTTCTTTTATGGTTCTAGTATAGGAACCACCGCCCATAATACTAGGGTTGTATTGAGTAACCTCTCTCGATACTTTGTTTCTTTCTAACCATTCTTTGGCAGCAGGGGGAAGATTCTTATCATCTACCGTAGTATCGTTAGTTCTTATATTGGCTATGTACTCATCCATCAAAGCCTGCTTAACTTCCGGACTTATGGTAGAATCTTTTTGAACCTGTTCAATCCATTCTTTTTCCTGCTTATATCTATCTACTGACATATCGAATGCAGCTTCAGGTCTGACAGGCATATTCTTCATCACATCGCCGATAGTTTCAGTAAGAGGTTTTCCTTTGCCGAATGGTTGAAGTACACCTGTATTCTTCCCGGTACCTGTTGAAGATATATCCAGTTTTGGCTGTTCTAGTTTAATTTCGGGCATCTTCATTCCGGGAATGTAACCTGTCGTTCCATCCTGAAAAGTCGTAAAACCGCCACTTATCCCATTATTAGGCTGTTGTGAAGAATTTTCTTCGACCGGAGCATCGTTTTGTTTTGAAATATTCGATTCTCGCGGAGTTGAGTTATCCCGACTAAGGTAATATGGCGTACTATCTACAAGTTTTGCGTCTTTTCTGCTTTGAAGAAAAGAATTTACCTTATCATCAGGTATATTATACTTCTTTCCGTTGCTTTCGTATATTGGCATAATTATATATTTATTCTATTGCAAACTCTCCCCATTCGTCCGTTTCTTCATGTGTAGTATCTTCTTCATCCATATTGTAAGAAGGCATCCAGTTCGGTAATTGTCCCCACTTCGTTATCGGCTGTGTAGCGGTTGAAGGGATTGCAGGCGAAGGCGTGAAACTGTTTTCGTATTGCTCCTGAAGATATGCTGCTGCTATATCCTGATTCGGTTTGAATTTGAATGTACCTTCTTGAAACTTTGTACCCTCGTATTTTGGACGTTGTAATATCAATGCTTTGCCTGTCTCGCTATTCATAAAGGCATCATCGGACAATGCTTCGCGTGCATATTGGTCTATCTGACCTTTATTCATTTCGAATGCCTTTACCTTGTTACCGAAGTTGTCTGTCTGTATATCCTTATCGTTTGGATTGGCACCGAATATCATCTGATAGTTACTATTCTTCCCGGTACCGGACGAAGACATTTTCTTTACATAAGCCGATGTTCTGTTTTTGGAATCAGCCACGCGCGACCATCCCTGTGCTTCCATAGCTTTGCGGTGTCTGTCTAGGCTCTTCTGATTGTCTTCTTTTATTTTGCGGTCAGCATCCTTGTTCTGTTGATCCTGTGCAAGTTTATCATAGGCAAAGCGTTGCTTATCTTCAAATTGCGCCTGTGCCTGGTCAAGTTTCTTTTGAGCAGCCACAACACCCTGAATACCCTTTCGCCCATTCCTGTAATTTTCTAATGCTTGTAAAAAATCTTTTGTCTTTGCATTTACCAATCCATCGTTATATCGGTTAGCCTGTTGTAGATAAATATTTCTTAGGTTTCTTTCCTGTGCTGCTTGCCCTGCAATGGCAGACTGATTAAAGTCTCTCTCACGCATATGTGCGCCCTTTCCTGCGCTATACATCTGCGATAACATACTTAACCCATCGGCTACACCCGCAATGATACGGTTACGCTTTAGTGTCTTTTCATCCGGTGCCGTAGGTTTTGGCATAGATGATTCATAAATGCGAGAAAGGAAGTTGTCCCCTTTCGCCGGATCAAAATCAGACAGGTACCGTTCTAGTTTATCGGGCGTATATCCGGCTTTCTCTAAAGTATCAATTTCGCTTTGGCTATATCCCCACTTGTTTGCAGGGGGCGGTGTTACATCCTGTTGGGTTTGTATAACTTCCGCAGGTTGTTTATTATCCTGGTCGCTTGCCCTTGTTTCGGGTATATCGGGTAGGTTAGTAGCTTCCGCTTCTAAGTCCTGATCGCTTGTAGGATAAAAAGACTGACCGCCTTTTCTATTTTGTAGTATGTTATCCAGTACACTCATACGATTATCTTTTAAGCCATTGGAATAGGAAGACCACCACTACCGGCAAGTTGAGCAGTTATAGGAGAAGAAGCTGATGCAGCAGCACCGCCACCACCTAAACCGCCCATAAGCCCACCGATTGAACCGCCCATCATATTCAGTCCTGTATTCATCAAGTTTTCGTATGATTGTGCTTTTTGTTGCATCAACCCCATACGTTGATTAGCTATATTCTCTCTTCGGGATTGGTACTTATCGGTTACTCTGTCTTTCCATTGTTGCCCCATTGCTCCAATGTTGGAGAAGGTGTCGGATATAACTTTATTCGATTGCTCTTTGGCTACTGCTTGCTGTTCAGGTGTGGCACCTGTAACAACAGCCATATTCGCAGCAGTCTTATTCTGCTTTGTCAGATTATCCCTGAGTTGCTTCATCAGGTTTTGAGTATCCGAACGTTGCGTATAGTCAGATAAGGCATTAGCATTATACCATGCTTTATTCTCCGCATCCTGCTCATTCAGGTAGCGGTTCATCTTACGCCGTTGCTTGGCTGCTTTGCTACCACCGAAGATGGAACCTGCCAATCCGATACCTGCGCCTATTGCTGCTCCTATCATATTGCTGTAATTATTTAATGTTGAGCAACAAATAAAATATTTTACATCATTTTTAGCTGCTGATAATGCGGTAATCAAAGCATGGGCAGAAAAGTATAACGCGCCCGATTTTATAACAGGCTGATAGTGTTCTATTTTTGTTAAGTCTGTAAATAACAAGAATGATATGGCAGGAGTAAAAGGTAAAAGTGGATTGAAGAAGGGGCAAACTAACAACCCCAATGGCAGACCACCGGGCAGCAAGAATACTTTAGGGAAGGAATTAAGGGAAGCGCTCTACGATAGAGCAAAGCAAGATAAGGTAATAGAAAGGGCATTCGACTATCTCGCTACACTGACAGATCCTAAAGAATATCTGAACGAATGCCGGTGGTTGTTTCGTTATATCCTTCCTTTTGCTGTCAGCGATGAAGAATTAGACGCGCTTGCACAATCGCAATCACCTCTAGTAAATAGATTGTTCCGGAAGAATAGTAAAGACGAAGAATAAAATGTAGGGCAGTTTTAGTAAGTATCCCAATAAGAATCAAAATAATCAGGAAAACTATATTCACGATCATGAAATATCAATATTAATACTACTATTGCTGCAAATCCTATAATATTTAATACTATTATTTTGTCATATATATCTTCATACCAATCATCGCTATTTTTTACAATATCCTTACGATGTTTGAAGTCAAAATATAATCGTGATATAAGTGTGGGAAGTATGATATAAGTAGGTATAAGGACTATAAAGAAGGTTTTCAAAATTCGACTAACGGAAAACATCGTATCATCTGACAATAGACAATACAATCCTGATGCTAAATTTATCAGGATCCCGATACAGATATTCGTTACAAATATATAGAATGGGGAACTTTTGCTAAACCTTTTTATCCATGTGATATTCATTTATCCTTTTTTATCAGATATTCAGCCAATATTTTTAACACCTCACTATTTTGTACATAAGCATTGGCAATCTTTTCATTGTTCTTTTCTCGAAGTAAGTTTGCTTCTGCGTTTATAAGATCGGCTTCCTTTCCTTTAAGTACAGCATCAGAAACAATATCCACAGTTTTAGAAATACGGTTTATTGCAGATACTAAGTCTTGTGTAGTAGCATTCTCTCCTAGTTCCTGTACTCTATTTACAGAACCTTCGCCAGTCAAAAGATAATATTTGTTTATCTGTGGAAACCTCGAAACTATCTTATCAGCTAACTTCCGACTGATGCCATTTTTCTTTTTCGGATCTTGTATATCATATACCACTTGGCTACTTACTCCAATAGCTTCGGCAAAGTGAGCAGCTTTCATGTTTACTTCACTCAGCAACTCATCTATTATCTGTATTACACGTTGTTTATCCATCAAGTATTTAGCTTGTTATTTATCAAACAATACACCTGTCAAGTTTTTAACAAACTTTCTAATTGCAGTATTGTTATAGAATTAATACACAGAACATTTTAAAGTTAAAAAGCGGTAAATTATTTTTTTTTCATAATGAAATTTTCAACCATCAATTTATAAGTCTCGATAGTCTGGTCTTTCGAGGCTTTCATTTCCTCATAGGATTTGTCCTTTGAGCCAATAAGTGTCTCTAAATCTTTAATACGGATTTCGAGATAGCTGTTAGTCTGCTTCAGTAGTTCTATTTCTGCGGACTGTTCCATCTCTATGTGTATCTCACCATCCTTCAATAATTTTTTAACTTTCTGATCTCCCATAGACACATAGTTTCCTGAGTTTTCAGATACCATATTTCCAATCGTACCACTATTACCTACAACACCTTTATTGTTACCAGTATTGATATTGTTATCTCTACCGGCATTGTATTCCAATTTCAACATTTCACCACATCCAGAAATTAACCATTCTATATTTAGATCAGGATACTGGTTTATAATATCCTCTAACTTGTCACTTCCAATGGATTTCACATTATTGATATAACCATTGCCCATTCTAATGCTTTTCTCAAAAAATGATTTTGTAATTCCCTTAAATTCAAGATAACTAATAAGTCTTTCTTTAATCATAACAATATAATTAACATTAATTAATATAGTATAATCTAATATTTAACCTTTAGTAATTGATTTATATTAGAGGATACTCTACATTTGTAATGTAAATAATCATTCAGCACATTTTTCAGCACAAAAATGTGCAATACATCAAAAGTAAGAAAAATATGATAACGAACATTAAACCTGCTACTAAAATTGACGTGAAAGCAACGCTACTCAAAATTGGAGTTGGTAAGTCAACGATCATAAAAACCAAGATTATCAAGGCTTCTTCTATTCGTTCAGCTATTCGCGTACTGAATAAAGAAGGTTACGACTTTGATTCTACCGAACGAGGCTTAGTTGATGAAGTAAAAGTTACCCGCAACAAATAACTCCACTCACTATGAAACCTATCAAGAAACGAGAATACAAAGCCCCCAAAGGATGGTTGACAACCGCACAGGTTATGGAAGCATTGGGTGTGTCTCATTCGACACTATACCGGATATATCCCGATATATTCTCCGAAAAAGAGACTATTCCCTTTCATGGAAGGCGAATATTCAAAGAAGAACGTGTAACCGAATACCTGGAAGAACAAATAGAAGCCTGCTCTTCCAACTAATCAAAATTATAGCCTTATGAAAAAGAAATGCTTACCACATCCGCTTCTCGAAATCATTCTTGCATTTGTCATTCTTGTGGCAATAGCCTTTATGATGAACTATTGCACAGGCGATAACGAACAGGCACAGATAAACGAAATGCTAGAGTATCACTCAGCCCCCAATCAATTAACCATTGAGCAGGATGGCTATATCAAAATCATAAAGCAATAATGGAAATAGTATATGCAATCTTAGGCTTTTTAGCCTACACAATATTCATAGGCGCAGTATTCTATTTCTGTTGTAAAGCTGCCAACGAAGTGAATAAAGATGATGAAACATTCTAAATAGATAATCTTATGACACGCAGATATCACAACGGAATATACCACTACTTAGGCAGTTTCGGCAATATATGCACCGACAGAGACACCGGAAGCGCAAAACATACACTTCGCTTCGAACTCGGACTATATCTCAATCGTGAAGAAGTACGTCAGGCACAATGGGATCTATTCAAATCAAGATACCCGAACCGACCGGATATAGACTTAAAAATACTGATAGCAGCAGCTGAAGACTTGGCTCGATAATATTCACTAATCAAAAATAATAATTACAATGAAAACAGAATTAGAAAAAATAGCGGACATCACGCTAGAAAACAAAGATGGCAAACTTCATTATGAAGGTTATCTCTACTTGCGCGGTACACAGATCACTTCACTTCCTGATAACTTGACTGTCGGCGGTTCTCTCGACTTGCGCGGTACA